GTAAATGCTGTATTAAAACAGTATGAATTCATTGACATATTCCCAATAAACGTTAGTGCTATTGACTTATCTTACGATTCAAGCGATACTATAGAAGAGTTTACTGTAGACTTTGCAGTTCAGTCATACAACTTGACTGGGGCTGGCGGTTCTAATGGGTAACTAAATAGTAAAAAAATAATATAATTATGGCTAAGTTATTTGGGTTCTCAATCGAGGACACCGAACCACTATCCCCAACAACGGTCTCCCCTGTTCCTCAAAATGATGAGGATGGGGTTGATCATTATCAGGCTAGTGGTTTTTTTGGTCAGTATGTTGATATTGAAGGTATCTACAGAACTGAGTTTGACTTAATTAAAAGATATCGTGAGATGGCATTACATCCAGAAGCGGATAGTGCTATTGAAGATATTGTAAATGAAGCGATTGTATCTGATTCACATGATGCACCTGTTCAAATTGACCTTGATAATTTAGATGCAAGTGATAGTATTAAGAAAACTCTAAGAAAAGAATTTAAATTTATTATAGATCTTTTAGATTTTGATAGAAAAGCACACGAAATATATAGAAACTGGTATATAGATGGTAGAATATATTATCATAAAGTAATTGATTTTAACAAACCAGAACTAGGAATTCAAGAAGTACGTTATATTGATGCATTAAAAATGCGTTATGTTCGTAAAGAAAAGAAAAAACAAAATAATGGTGGTGGTAATGTTGTAGTTAATACTCGTCTTGCAGGATCAGAAAATCCAATGCAAGAATTACCCTTTCCAGAGCTAGAAGAATATTTCATTTATAATCCTAAAACAGCATATCCAACTGGAAATAGAAATGCTACAGGTGCAAGTCAAGGAGTTAAGATTGCAAAAGATGCAATTACATATGTAACTTCTGGATTGGTTGATAGAACTAAAGGTAATACACTTTCATATTTACATAAAGCAATCAAGTCACTTAATCAACTTCGTATGATTGAGGATAGTCTTGTAATTTACAGATTATCAAGAGCACCAGAAAGAAGAATTTTCTATATAGATGTAGGTAATTTACCTAAAGTCAAAGCAGAGCAATATCTTCGCGACGTAATGATGCGATATCGAAACAAACTTGTTTACGATGCTTCAACAGGGGAGATCAGAGATGACAAAAAGTACATGGCGATGCTGGAGGACTTTTGGTTACCTCGAAGAGAGGGAGGACGTGGTACTGAAATTTCTACTCTTCCGGGAGGTCAAAACCTTGGGGAGATCACGGATATTGAGTACTTCAAAAAGAAATTATATAGGTCGCTCAACGTACCCCCATCAAGAATGGACGGAGAAGGAGGATTTAATCTCGGAAGATCCTCAGAGATATTAAGAGACGAGTTAAAATTTACAAAATTTGTAGGTAGATTAAGAAAGAGATTCTCTCATTTATTCTTAGATATGTTGAAGACTCAACTACTTCTAAAGAATATAGTAACCCCAGAAGACTGGGAAATAATGAGTGAACACA